TATTTCAGTGATATCACAGATATCACTATAATCAACTCCAGTTTCTCCTTCATATGGAACCCCTGAACCCTGAACCATAAAGTATCCTCCCCATCTGCTTTCCATGGCTTTGAAATCTATTCCAATATTAAAGTTGTTCTTTGTAGAAATTCCATAAGCGAATGCAATGGAATAAGATTGCGAATTAGCGTGCAGTGCGCTGAGGAGAATAATAAGAATTAAATATTTTCGCATATTTTATTAACTATAGGATTTGTGAAATTCGTTTACTTAATAGTTGCAAGAGCAGCAATAATCCCAATTACTAATGAGATTATAGATAGAACAAAGAAATACTTCATCTTCCCTTCTATAGATGCAATCTTATCAATCATAATAGATTTATCGGCAATTTCTATCCAATGACCAAATTTGTTTTTCGCACGTTCAAGATAATCATGAACATCTACATCCTTGTTAGCTTCGATGAAAATTGATATCTCGCGTTTAATTTCTTCAAACATGACTGTGTCTGCATTAGCAAGTCTATGCAGTGGTTTCAGATAATTTTTCAATAATGAAACTTTGAGTGATTGATTGTTTTGATTCATAACTTTATAATTAATTGGTTAGACACCAAATATATAAAAATTTGATATACAAAAAAGCCCGTATTAACGGGCTTTAAATTTAGAATGTCATATATTTTATTTTTACCTTTTTTTTGTTTGATCAAGTTTCTTGATTTCTTTGCTTTTTGCCTTAAGTTGTTGCTTTACATCCTTGATATCTTCCATTTTAGGCAGTTGCTCTGGCAGAACACCACTAATATCGCGCATGGTTTGTCGAACTTTTCTACCAACATTTTCTGCAGTATTTTCGAGAGATCTCTGACCTTTAATACTGTCCTGCTTTATCTTTAGTTCTGTTTGCGTAATACGAAATAGATTAGCGGCTAATTCTTCTTTTCCCATGAAATCAAGAGGCGATTTATTAGATGGGATGTTTCGTAAAATCCTGAGTTGACCAATATTTTTATTGTACATACCTCTATATCCGGCATTCTGAAAAAAAGGATAATTTTCAACTCCTGCAGTATGAGCTATCCCAGATAAGCTTGCTTCCCGCTCGGATATCTCGTTTCGTACAACTAACCTTTCAACTTTATTCGCTTCTTCAAGATAATTATGCACAGCGCCGGCCAGAGTAGCAAAATAAGCTTGCGCCATTGCTACTGAATGCTTTTTGCTATCAGCGTTCATGACTGTTAAATAACAAGCAAATCTTGATATTCTAAAATCCATAAAAGTCTTTCCATCAACAATTCTCTGTTCCTGAATGAAGTTGTCGAAAATGGGGATATTAAGCGTATTGCAAGTAGTCATGGCCCTATTAATCGCACGTTGAAACGAATTCATATTTTCGTATTCTAACAGATTCATAAGATCAGTAGCAAACCAATAGGTAAATCCATTTTCATGACTGTAATCTTCAAAGGTTTCACCAGAGAAGCTTTTCATAAATAACTCAAGATCAGACATAGGATTGCGTTTTTTGGAACTTATTAACAGGGTGCAAATATATGCTAAAGTTACAATTAAAAATTTACTTTTATTCCAGCTCTGAAAGATTAATACCTATTGCATCACACAGCATTAGAAAATTATCCAAAGATGGTGGATACTTTCCGGCAAGCATTCTGCTAATATTATTTCGCATAAATCCGGTATATTCAGCAATCATTTCGTGTGTGATTCCTTTCTCTATTGCAATATCGGATAACTTTTGCATTATCCTTCGCCTTGCTTGAGCGTAGCTATCTCTTTCCGATTCCATATTTTTTTTTGTTGGATAAAATTAGTAATTATTTCCGATTTTGTGTTGCGAACAAAAAAAGGGAGCTGCACCTGATCGGGTGCAGCTCCTTAATCTCTTACATCAGCCCATCATCAGCAAAAGAGAAATAACTGTCTTCAGTTATTATTACATGGTCCAGAACCTGAATATCCAGAAACCCGCCTGCGGTCTTCAGTTTCTTGGTCAGGTCTATATCTGCCTGGCTCGGTGTAAGCTGCCCTGATGGATGATTGTGTGCAAGTATCAAAGCGCAGGCATTTGCTTTCAACGCAGCCTGAAATACCAGCTTCGGGTCAACTACAGTACCTGTAACGCCACCCGAAGATACCTGGTAATATCCCAGTACTTTGTTTGCCCTGTTAAGCAGCATAAGGTAAAAGTATTCACGGTGTTCCATAGGAGGGTAGAATGTGCGCAATGCTTTTGCTGAGTCCGAAGAGCATTTTACCTGCAGGCGTTCCGAAGCAGGCACTTTTGTTGAATAGCTGATTTGTACTTCAGCAATGTTCATGTTGAAAAGATTTGTTTTCATTGTAGTTATGCCGATGTTAACCGTTGCCGCCGGTGTTAGAGTTAAAAAAGAATTTAGGTTTGTTGGGTAAGCTGGTCCAATGGTTCACCAGGGCAACAGTAATATCCTGGTTCCTGATGTATGGTACTACCGAGCCCTTAAGGAATGGCCTGAACTGCCCCGAAGAAAACAGATATTGAACTGTATAAAACAAAAAATCCGAAACTAGAAAGTTCGGATCTGTTTTCACGCCAATGCTGTTGGGGATGGAATTTCGCAGTGGCTTTCCTGCATTTTCGCCCTTGAGCTGGATCCAGAAGTCAGGATCTTGATCAGTAAATTTATACATGTTAATGGTGCCGCTGTTTCCCCGTTGCCGCCGGTTTTAGAAAATTTAAGCCAAAGTTTAAATCGGAGTAAAAATTCTGAGTCAATGTTTAGGGTCATTCCCTGGTGACAGGGAATGAAAGAACCCAACGGGCACCGACATTTACGCACGATATTTTCCAGGCGTTGATCTGTGCGGAGCGGCTGCCAGAGGTAATGGCAGTACGAGATTAACTTTGCTTAAAATTTGAGTAAACCCTGTGCGCTGGTTTTCTTTTGTCCGGGTTTTCTTTTGTTGGTAGATGAAAAGAAAAGGGGAAAGTCTACCATCCGATTTTTGGACAGGGATGGGCATGAAAAAAGGGAGTGAACTCCCTTTATTAG